CCGCGCACCAGCGGATTTTTTCCCAAATGCGCGATAACGTCGTCCGTGTCGGCGAGATGGCCGCCGGAAAAATCGTGCGTCTGCGGGTTGTGGCAGCCGGGGCAGTTGTGCGGACAGCCCTGCACGAACACCGTAAACCGGTAGCCCGGCCCATCGACGATGGATTCGGGCTCAAGTCCTGCTAAGCGAATTTCCATGGTTTTTATACTCCTTCAGTCACGCCTTTCGGCGTGCCAGCTCCCTCTAAGAGGGAGCTCTTTGGGGCGCAAAATGCAGCAGCGCGCAAATCAAGCCTCCCTCTTCGAGGGAGGTTTGATTTCCGTCCTGTCGTTTTGTGTCACAGAATTCCTTCTATCAGCTTCAGGAAGGAGGCTTTATTTTTGCATTGCTCTTTCTTATGCCAAAAGAGCTCCTTCTTAGAGGGAGGTTTGATGTCCGCTCTGTCGTTTTGTGCCAAAGATTTCTTTCTATCAGCTTCAGGAAGGAGGCTTTATTTTTGCATTGCTCTTTCTTATGCCAAAAGACCTCCCTCTTCGAGGGAGGTGTCTGCCGCAGGCAGACGGAAGGAGTTCCCCCCCTCACATCCCGTGCTTCACGCGGTCGCGCTCCTCCGCGCGCTTGCCGTTGTTAAAGCGGTCAAGCGTGCCGACCAGATAGCCCGTGATGCGGCGGATGCGCTCAAAGTGCACTTCTTCCTCCTGTCGGCCGCACTTCGGGCAGCTATCCCCGATAATGCCGTTGTAGCCGCAGACCGGGTCGCGGTCAACCGGGTGGTTGATCGAACCGTAGCCGATGCCCGCGTCGTGCATCGCGCGCACAACCGCTTCAAACGCATCCAGATTCTTGGTCGGGTCGCCGTCCATCTCGATGTAGGAGATGTGACCCGCGTTCGTCAGCGCGTGATACGGCGCTTCCAGCCTGATCTTGTCAAACGCGCTGATCGGGCAATACACCGGGATGTGGAAGCTGTTGGTGTAATACTCGCGATCGGTCACGCCCGCGATTTTGCCGTAGCGCTTCTGGTCGAGCTTCACAAACCGGCCGGAAAGCCCCTCCGCCGGGGTCGCCAGCAGCGTGTAATTCAGCTTCTTCTCCGCGCTCCGCGCGTCGCAGCGCTCGCGCATGTGGCCGATGATCTTCAATCCCAGCTTCTGCGCGCGCTCACTCTGGCCGTGGTGCTCGCCGATGAGCGCCACCAGCGTCTCCGCCAGACCGATGAAGCCGACGGACAGCGTGCCGTGCTTGAGCACCTCGCGCACCTCGTCGTCCCAGCCCAGCTTCTCGCTGTCCATCCAAACGCCCTCGCCCATCAGGAACGGATAATTGCGCACCTTCTTGCGCGCCTGAATCTCAAAGCGCTCGTCGAGCTGCTCAAACACCAGATCCATCCGCTCGTCCAGCGTCTTGAAGAACAGCTCGACGTCGCCCTTGCTCTCGATGGCGATGCGCGGCAGGTTGATCGACGTGAAGGACAGGTTGCCGCGGCGGTTGCAGACCTCGCGCGTCGGGTCGTACACGTTGCCGATCACGCGGGTGCGGCAGCCCATGTAGGCGATTTCCGTCTCGTGGTGGCCGGGCTTGTAATACTGGAGGTTGAACGGCGCATCCACGAACGAAAAATTCGGGAAGAGGCGCTTGGCGCTCACGCGAATCGCCAGCCGGAACAGGTCGTAGTTCGGGTCGCCGGGGTTGTAGCTCACGCCCTCTTTAACGCGGAAAATCTGAATCGGGAAAATCGGCGTTTCGCCGTTGCCCAAGCCGCTCTCCGTCGCCAGCAGCAGGTTGCGCATCACCATGCGCGCCTCCGGCGAGGTATCCATGCCGTAGTTGATGGAGGAGAACGGCGTCTGCGCGCCCGCGCGGGAGTGCATCGTGTTCAGGTTGTGGATGAACGCCTCCATCGCCTGATAGGTGCGGCGCTCCGTCTCGCGGTAGCCGCGCTCGGTTGCGTAGTGCAGCATGCGCTCGACGGTCGCCTCGTCCGTCATCGCCGTCAGGCGCTCGCGCAGCGCATCGTCAAATTCCTTGTTCGGCTTGAGCGTCGGGGTCGCGCCCGTCTCGGCGCGAATCTGGCGGATGATGGCCTTCGCCTCGTCGTCGGCCGCGTCGTGGTTCAGCAGCAGATCCAGCGCGGCGCCGAGCGCGCGGCGGTATTCCTTGATGTAGGTCTTGGCCACGCCGGGCGCCATGTCGTAATCAAAGCTGGCGATGGCCTGACCGCCGTGCTGATCGTTCTGGTTGCTCTGGATGGCGATGCAGGCCAGCGCGGAATAGCTGCCGATGTCCTGCGGCTCGCGCAGCACGCCGTGGCCGGTCGAAAAACCGCCCTTGAAAAGCTGCGTCAGGTCGATCTGGGTGCAGGTCGTCGTCAGCGTCAGGAAGTCGAGGTCGTGGATGTGGATGTCGCCCTCGCGGTGCGCGCGCGCGTGCTTCGGGTTGAGCACGTACATGTCGTAAAACTGCTTGGCGCTCTCCGAGCCGTACTTGAGCATCGTGCCCATCGCGGTATCGCCGTCGATGTTCGCGTTCTCGCGCTTCACATCGGATTCGGAGGCGTCCTTGAACGTGATATCCTCCAGAATGTGCATCAGGCGGGTTTTCGCCTCGCGGGTGCGGCTGCGCTCCGCGCGATAGAGGATGTATGCCTTCGCCGTCTTGGCGTAGCCCTCGGCAATCAGCACGCGCTCCACCTGATCCTGAATATCCTCGACGGAGGGCGTTTCGTCGTTCTCCTTCGCGTTCATCTCGCGGGTGACAATCTTCGCCAGGCGGTCGGCCTCGTCCTCTCCCTTTCCGCTCTCCGCGGCCACAAACGCGCGGTCGATGGCGGAGGCAATTTTGGCCTCGTCGTAGGGCACGAGCCGCCCGTCGCGCTTTTTGATGTACTCCGGCATATTCATTCTCTCCCCTGTTTATATCAAATTGATACCATATTTTGTAACGCAAGCCCTGCTATGATACAGCATCTTGTGTTCCGTGTCAATTTCGTGCGTTAAAGCACGAAGTCGCAAAAAACAAGGCGGCGCCACACGCACCGCCCTTTTCGGCCAAAAAATTTTATTTCATTTTCCTGCTGCTGCTGCCAGCTTCTCCAGCATCAGCCCGATCAGCGCCGCCGCGCTGTCCGCGTTCTTCGTGTACATCGGGATGCAGAGCAGGCTGTTTTTCGGATCGTTGCCGTATCGCGAAAGCCCCGTCAGCGTATCGGCGGGGATGGCGTAAACCGCCGTCGTGCCGTCGCCCCGGTCGAGCGTCCCGTTCTTCAAATCCATCCCGTCCGCGTCGATCACGCCGCTATCCAGATATCCCGTCAGCTCCACCAGCGCTTCCTGCGCGCCGTCCGCCGTGATTCTGCGCATCTCGTCCCGCGAAATCAGGAACAGATCGCCCTGCTGCGCCGCCACATAGGTCGAAAACTGCATGGGCGCGTAGATGTTGCTGCTGTCCGTCAGGTCGATGTTGAGGACGGTCAGCTCCTCCTGTTCGGGCTTTCGCGCCTGCAATTCCGGCCAGAAATCCCGCTGAAAGGTCTCCGTGTCGATGTAGCCGTTGAGCACATACAGCTCGACCTTCTTTTCCGCCGGCGGGCGATATGCCGTTACCGCGAACACGATGCTCACCAGCATCGCGCTGACGGCCGCCGACAGGGCATACTTCCACCAGTTATACGCAAAATGGTTTTTCAGTCTTTTTTTCGTCAGTCGATTGTCTGCCATATGTCCTCCGCGCAAGTGATCTGCGCTCTATGATACACCCTTGCGCCGCGATTTGCAACCGGGTTTTG